TTTAAAATATCTTGAGCTATTCTGTCTTGCTCCCCCCGAGAAATTACATATCCAGTTTTTGGTTTTATACTAACATAAACCGACCCATAATCTGGGGGATTATTCTCTTCGCCGCCCCAAACACGAACAGAATCTACGAGATTGTAATCATTTTCCAATCGTGTTCTATAATCGTTTTTCGTTACTAGTCTTTTCTGAAGAGCATGTTGGCGGGGTGCTTGAATTTTAATTGATGAAGTGCTTTCTCTTTCGGCACCACCACTTGAGCGTGTCCACCCAGATGATAGAGTAACTGTGGCAAGATCCGCCCCAGAAATGCTTTCTGCTAAATTAAACTTGGAAGCGCCATTCCCATCAGACCCCATCATAGAAGCACTATACACCATCTGGACCATATCAGAAACGCTTGGCTTCTTTCCAATTACACCATCTCCAAAATAAATCTCATATCTATTCTGATTACCCTCTTGTAAAAAATAAACCTTCGATGTGGCACCAACTTCTGTTATATCATCAGCTAATATATATGTTTCGCCACCAGCAGTAACAGTCAATGTAGTAGTATCTACGTCTTCATTAGGGATTTGAAAAACTTGATTTTCTTGAGTAGTAACAACATGTGTTGCATTAAAAGAAACGCCTTCTTTTACTTCAATATTTAATGCCTTATATTTTCCATCGGAGGGGTCGAAACTAGCAGTATGAGCTTTCGTGGTTAAGAATGTATGAATATCACTCCCGATCTTAGTCGTAAACTTTGCCCCTTTAGGTATGGTCATCAAAGAACCCGCACCCTCAAAAACTAAATCTAGATAAACAATTGACCCCTTCTTTGATGATGGAGTATAACCAAGATGCTTTGCTAGTGAAACAATAGAAGATCGCAATGACGCGCTATCCATGAACATTTCACTTGCAAGCATGTTTGTATAGAATCCATTATAATGGGTATTGTATGCGAGAACATCCAAAAGGATATTCAAAGCAGAGCCTTCAAAATCATAGTCTTTAAATTCATCTTGCCCGATAAGATATGATTTTAATGCGGTCTTGATCGCATCGAAGTCAAGCTCAGTAATCTTCAACTTATTTGTGGTTGTTGTATAGTTTGACATTTATCTATTTCTTTCCAGTAAGAATACTGCTCGTCGTTCTTCTTCTTCGTTAAGAATATAAAAGGTTAAGCCCACTCTATATGCATTTTGACCTTCCTGCGGTTCAACCAAAACCTCCCGCAAAGAAACCCGAGGCTCGAAATTATTTATAGTTTCAGTAACAGAGTCCCTTATCCTCAAGGCTGTAGCATAGGTCATAGGCTCAAACAGTTGACGTGTTATATTAGAGCCGACTTCGGGATGCATCGGTCTTTCATAAAAATTAGTCAATAGCAAGTGACGGACTGAATTGATAACGGCATCTGCATCCGTCTTCATCGTCAACTTTCCAGTATTTGGATGTGCAGTAAAATTTAAACTAAAATCCGACCATCTTTTTGCTACAGGCAAAATACAATCCTCCCTTTTAGGTATTTAGGCATCAGCTTGGGTCATCAACTCTAATTCTAGCATTACCTCTACCATCAACAGTATCTTTAATGATCTCATCCACATTTGAAGCGGTTGCGCTAGAATCTTTAAATAATATTTCCCCTCCAGCCTGAATACTCATATCACCACCTGCAATAAGATCAGCATTTCCTTCTGCTGCAATCAAAGCATCTCTTGTAACTCGCGCAGACATATCATTGTTAACCACAGCATACATATCATTATCAACATTAACTGTCGCATTCTCTGCAACATCAACCTGAGCATTCATATCTGTTTTAATTTTAATGTCACTTTCGCAATAGAAGTCTGCCTGACCCACGACATGAACGGCACAAACTCCATCAACCTTGACACCCTTGTCGCCAATGGTTACAGAGAAATCATCCTTGATCACTTTAGTGACTCTACTACCATCTGGATGTATCTCATAGAATGTTCCGGTTCGATGCGTCTCTTTAATTCTTTCAGCACCCGGAGTATCGTCAACTTCTCTTAAATGTCCGCTTTCGGATTCTTCCACCGAATTAAATGGATATTTTGCTGCATACGGAATATCTGGTTCTGGTATGGTGGATGCATCTGTTTTTGTGATCGCAGTCTGAAGTTGAGATTCTAGGTGAGCTTCTAAAACCGTCCCTTTGCCAATTCCTCGCGCGAGTCTTGGAGTATTAATTTCATTGACGACGATAGGCCCATAATCCGAAACATTCTCATGAGTGAATTCGCCGTCTTCCACAGAAACTAAAGTCTTCTGCGGTTGATTTTCAATCGGACCTCCTGCGCCTGCACGGTCATCAATAAATCCAATATCACCAACTCTAGGAACTTGTTCTGCTAATGCAATTGCATCCACAGGTTCTTGATCTTCATCAAATCCCAGCGTCGTTCCATAACCAGTATTGATTGTGCCGAGCATAACCAAATCCTGACCTAAGAATCCATCACGATAAAATCCGGTGACTCTTGTTCCCGGTCTGAGACTTACAGTTTTTCCATGCGGGCTATTTAACGGCATCATAGGGTATGCCCAAGGAAGCTCTGTGGTTGATATATCATCCTTCAAAGGTGAATTGTGAGCAACTACACGAACACGACATCTACCGGCACCTGTAGGATCTAGGTTATCTTCTACGACACCTTCCCACCAATGAAATGCTCCTTCTTGTCCTACACCCATAGGGTCCATAAATTACACCTTCTTCGGAAGCGGAGTTGAATAAGAATCCTTGACTAACAACAACATTGTATTATATCCTGCATTGTCTGAGGATAATAAATGCTTAATCTTTGATATCAAATATCTTCCTGAAAGTAATGCATCTCGATCCCCATCATTTTTGGTCGTACTTGGTGGAGGAAGAATGACCTCAACAATCTCGCCCACTCTTCTTTGACTGTCCCCAGAAACAATAAGCTGAAGCCGAATCGCATTGATTTGATGCATTTGAGAAGTTCTTACCAATTCGGTATCCTGTCGTTCATCACTATGATTCGTGTCAGTGTCAAAGGAACCAAAATGCTTAGGCAGAAACTTAACCATGCTTGAAGATCGTTCACTATAATTTTTATTGTTAATCAACGTAGTCTTACCATGCCCCGATGACATTGCATTATAATTTACCGACTTGTATTGATTATACGACTTGTCATAATCAAAAGTGTTATAAGTCACTTTTCGCTTCATCAAATCATTAGACACAATGGTAGATCCATACATCCCAGCCTGAATAGCACGAACCGTATTAGGAAGAGATATTACCTTAAAAGACTTAATACCAACCAACTTTCTGAGATCATTTTTTTTTCCAGTAGAGGGCTCTTTAATATACTTAACAACAGGATCAACTGTGGTGGGATCAATCAAGCTCTCTATCGAAACAAATTGAAATGTTTTATCTAACTGCTCAAAGAAAACATAATTAGCCCCCATATATTTACTGGATCTTGAGGTTTTTGCAAGAATATTAATAGCATCAATCGGGCTTTTGTTGTTTACGATAAAGCTACCGACATTCTTTGTTGGCTCTGCATACAGTTTTTTACCATCTATCATATTCATAGGAGCAAACAAATCAGTTGCCATATCAGAATACGGAACCATTCGATAAGCTCTACTGATTTTTAATTGATCTGACGTAATTTTTTCTGTTGAACAAAATTTTAAATTGAGAACACGGTCATCATTATTTGGCTGCTTAATATCCAAATTATACACTCTACCAACAAAATCAATTTCTTTTTTCTGAGGAGTTTGAAATGAAAGCTCAACCATTTCATCACCAACAAAATTCATCTCATTCAAAATATTGATTCCATCTATAATAGTGGCTTCACCCGAAACAAATTGAGTATCTCCTTTAAGAAGACCCATACTTTCGCTAAGTGTGATGTAGTTCCACGCATCACTTGGAGCAATTTCTTTTAACTGTTTTCCACTAGAGGATATAATATTAAATTTAGTGACAATAACATCTGCCATTCCTCTATTACTAGACTCCGACATAACGTCTACCTCTTCTGAACTACCAAGTTCTCAAAACTACCAATAAATTCCTGAAGAAGATTTCTGCGGAGAAGTGTAATATCCGACCTTGCATCATTCTGTTCAATCTCATAAGTGTATCCATCGACGGATTCTCTCGTATCAGATATGCCATAAGTATGCGTTGATCCGGGCACACCATTACTAATTCCAGTATATTTATATGTAAAGGTGGATGGAACTTCAATTCCTGCCTTTAATATAATATCGCCCTTTGTATAGGTATCATCAGTAAAATTCGCCTTAATCACCTTAGTCCGATGGAATAGGGTTTCAGCTTGTGCGTTAGCAACACTCCCGTACTTATTTGCAATAAATCTTTCCATCGCATGAGTATCCAAAGGCCAGCACCACTGGGGATCGCGGATCTCATTCATCAACAACACAACCCAGTAATACTTTGCTTCGCCATAATATTTGTATGCAACATGCTCTGGCTTTTCTCCGTCAGGAACTCGGTAATTATAATAAATGGTTTTGTCCGTTTTTGCCTCTAGTGTTGCACGGACTCTTTTGAATATGTCAGTAACAACTTTATACTGCCCAGATCCATCAAAAGTTTCATAGGGAACTGTGGGAAAATATTTAAAATACCTACCATGAGATTTCATTTAGTACCCCGCCCGTATCTCATTCCGTGTCATGAGTTCGCTTTCCGTGAAGGTTAAGGTTAAATCCGTCTGCATTGGGCGACCGTCGTAGAAGGTGTGGTTTGTACCATCGCCAGAATAATTAATTGTAATATTAGTCAAAGCACAGGGCTTGATCTTATGTAGGTTGTCGGCATTCCAATATTCAATCTCAAACATTGCAGGGTATCCCCAAAAACGAAGAGATTCTGTCCCGTTCGGGCTTGTTGTTGGGGCAGCGTATAATTTAAATAACCGAACAATGCTCTGTATCGTTGCAGCTTCGCTGGGATTTCTGGGTGCCATCTTAAAATCAAATGTAAAAACCCGAGGAGACACACTCTTAAAGAATAATTCAAAGTAAGGATTAACTACGCGATCCTGCATCTTATTTGCCTTGTCCACAAGATTATCAATTCCTAGCGCAGATCCGGCTTTCTTTGCAAGCTGATTTATTCCCTCCCCGACAACATCTCCCGCACTGACATTTTCTAGTATCGAAGCGAGATCGCCCTGCATTGCTTTACCGCCCACAGCGTCACTAAGAGCCAGTCCTACTGCTCCCATGTCGCCGCCGTCCCAATTTGTTTGATAATTTTCGTTGATTGCAAATGGCATGTACATAATAATGTCGCCATGTGACTCTTTATTTCCTCCCAGAACAGAAGAGAACTCTTGAGGAATTCCATCCCCTATACTCCCTAAAAACGACCCAATGTTAAGTGCATCCTTTGCAATAGGCACCTTTTCAGTGATTGCGTCCTTAATCAAACCAGCATCTACGTTAATTTTACCAAATGTAGATTCTGCGGAGGCGGGAACAAGACCCCTGATCCCACCAGCAACCTCTCCAAAAAGATCACCTGCTGCGTCTGCAAGACCACCTTCACCGTCTTCACCAAAAATTAAATCATTAGCCGCGCCCGCAATATTTGTAACCGCAGTATCTATTCCACCACTCAAACCAATTTGGTCAGAAAGACTTCCTGCTATTTGACCGCCCACACCACCCGCTAATGCACCTAATGCGCTTCCGCCTAATGCATCATCAATCGCAGCACCTGCCAGTCCACCAAGAAATTCTCCTGTGGTGGTTTCTGTGGGAGAAACGGAACTCATTGCTGGTGCCTCAAATGACGCACCCTTTATTGTCACAATATTAAATCGGATAAAATGCCTTTGCCCCGGGCCCTGAATATCTTGCGGGAATTCCAACGAAGTGTACCCATGTTTATCAGAATGAAGATCGGATAAGGGTCCGGGTGTGATATGGTTGACGGCAAAATCTTTTGCCCCTGTGACTGCATCCCCTACCATAGAGGTCATTGCTGATATTTCAGGAACATCAAGGAATTTCATTGTTGGCATGTGCATGTCCTTCTTTATTCTAGCTAAATATAAATATAGAATTAACTATATTTATTTAGGTGAAATGTGGCATATAAAGGACGATGGAAACCAAAGAATCGGGATAAATATGAAGGAAATCCCATGAACATAACATATCGTTCTCTATGGGAAAGACAAGCATTCAAATGGTGCGACGATAATCCAGAAATAAAGTTATGGAGCAGTGAAGAACTAAAAATTCCTTACATTTCAAAGACAGACGGAAAGCGACACAACTATTTTCCCGACTTAAAAATAACATACACCAACGGAACAACCGTGATAGTCGAGATAAAACCCAAGAAACAAACCAAACCGCCGCCGAAGCCGAAACGAAAGAACCGGCGCTACATCAAAGAGGTTTATGCATACGGAATGAACACATCCAAATGGGAATATGCAAACGAATATGCAAAGGATCATGGGTGGGGATTTGAAATCTGGACAGAAGACACATTAAAATCAATGGGAATAAGGATAGTTAAATAAATAGTTATATGACAACTAAAAAGAAAAACTTTAAATCGCTCATCGAAGCCAACATGAAGAGGGGGTTAGGTCGTTTCCGAAAACAGACCATCCCCGAAGATGTATATGAATCTCGCGAATGGTTTCGCAATAAAGCAATTCGCACACGAAATCTGAAAGGAGTTAGCTCCAAAAGAATCATGCAGATCGGTCGCGAGAACCAAAGAATGAAGCCGACTATCAAGACAAGAACAATGCTCGGCAAACTGTATATGTTTCAATATGAAGCAAAACACGCAGAGACACTTCCATACTACGACTCATTCCCTATTATATTTCCTATCGAAGCTCATTCCGATGGATTTCTCGGAATCAACCTACACTATCTTCCTCATGTTTGGAGAGCCGATCTTATGGATGGTCTTTATGATCTGAGAAATAATGAAGACATGGATGAAACTACGAGACTTAGGCTTGCCAATAATGGTTACAGTATTTTGAAAAAATCTGCTAAATATAGATACTTTAGACCATGTGTTAAGAAGTACCTAGACGAACAAGTGACATCTCGTTATATGGAGATACCCCCAGAAGAATGGGAGATTGCATTATTTTTACCATTAGAGAGGTTTGTGGGAGCAACCAAACGAAAAGTCTGGAGAGATACCAGAAAAAAGTACCGTAAAGGTAGGAAAGTAGGATAATGCCATTCAACATAAACGAATTTAAATCAAGG